CTTGGTTGGATTCAGTACCGTCAAGCTATGGACATTCTTGATGCTGAGTTACAAAGTCGTGGTTTGTCTTCATATAGCAATAAAGCAGCCTATGATTTAAAGTATACTAAAGAACAAATCATTGCTAAACTTGCTATTAATAAAGATGGAACACCTTCTGATTGGTGGATTGACTATCTTGATGTTGATGGTTCTAAGACTCTTAGAATTATTAATGGATTAGAAAAGATTCTTTCTGATAAACAATTTATTTCACGCAATGTTGATAATCCTACTTGGAAATCTATTTCAGAATATATGAAAGTAAGAGATATTATTGCTAATGAGTTAGCAAAACGTCCTTCTAATTCTATTGATGCTAATGTCAATTATGATTTGAAGTACACTTACGAGAACATTGTACAAAAGATGAAACAAGATGATCTTGGTTTTGGTGATGTGTATGACAGATTTTTATCTCAAGATAAATTGTATTATAAATACGTTACGAAAGCGGCTGGTTAATGGCAGATTTAAATAACAACGGAATTGATGATGCTTTAGAAGGAACTACTGGTTTAGGTAGTTCTGCTCTTCAAGGTCTTCAATCTCAATATGGTATTGCGCCAACACAAGGTGGAGTGCAGGGTGGATTTAATTTCCCTGGTCAAGATTTAGCTTGGATTGGAAATAAAAAGGTCCCAACCAATAAAGCTATTGCAACATTTTTATCTGATACTACCGAAGGTAAAAAACTTCGTACAGATTTACGTAACAAGTTAACTAATCTTGGTTATTCTGATATGGATAATCAAAAACTTGCACAGATTTATAAAACACTTGTAGACCAATCTGCTAAACAACTTGAAGCAGACTATTTCCAATCACCTGATGATTTGTTTGGTTTGTTTTATACAGGTGAGGTTGGAACAGGTAAGGCTCAAGCATACAATAATCTTGTTCGTAGTGTTAAACGTACCTCTGTTCAACTTGGTGTTGGTTTAACTGATAAAGAAGTTAAAGATCTTGCTTCACAAGCACGTACCCAAGGTTGGGATGCTGCAACTATTGGTGAACAAATTGCTGCAGTTGGTGCTAGAACTAATAAGATTACCGGCAAAGAAGGCGCTGCCGCTGAAATTATTGATAAACTTAAAGAGAACGCTTACGATTATGGTGTTGCTTATGATGAGGGTTGGTATCAACAAGCTGCTAATGCTGTTCTTGAAGGTAAGGAAGTTGTTGAAAACTTTTTTGGTAAGATTAAAGATGTTGCCAAAGGACGTTACGCAGCTTTTGCTGACCAAATAGATACAGGTTTGTCTCCTTTAAAGATTGCTTCTCCTTATATTCAAACTATGGCTTCTTTGTTGGAACTTGATCCTAATAGTATTGGTTTAAATGACCCTACTGTTACTAAGGCTTTAACAAGTCTTGATGATAAGGGTATGCCTAAACCTACTCCTTTGTGGCAGTTTGAAAAAGATTTGTTAAATGACCCACGTATTAACACTACTAAGTTTGCTGAAAGAAACATTTACCAAAAAGGTATGCAATATTTACAAAGACAGAAGTTGGTATAAATGGCTCAACCTCCTAAACCAGTTACTAAAACACAACAAGCTGTTGCTACCAATAAAGCAGCACAACAAGCAAGAACTACACGTGTTGCTGAAACAACTAAAAAAGTTACTGAAATACAAAATAAGCCTAAACCTAAAGATACTACAAAAAATACAACCACTTCTGTTAAACCTCCTGCAGTAAGAACTGTTGTATCAACAGATAGTTATACTGATGCTAATGGAAATGTTATAGAGGTAACAGTATTTTCTGATGGGGCAAGAACAACACGTAATCTTGGTTTAGATCCAAGTGTTGCTGCGCAGAGAACTAACTGGACTGAGGCATTAAAAGCACAATATGAGGCAGCAGGTCTTGGTGCTTTAGGTGACAGAATTATTGAATTTGTTAAACAAGGTTTTGACCCTGAAACTATTGATTTTAAGATAAGAGAAACACCAGAATTTAAACTACGTTTCCCTGCCAATGAGGCACGTAAAAAAGCAGGTCTACCTGTTCTTTCACTTGACGAATACATTGCTGCAGAGAACGCTTACCAAAGTGTTTTCCGTGAAGCAGGTTTCGCTAAAGGTTTCTATGACAGTAAAGAAGATTTCACTAAGTTCCTTGAGAATGATATTTCTCCTTCTGAACTTAAACAACGTGTAGACATTGCTTCATTATCTGTTGATAATGCTGACCCATTCTATGTTGATTCTTTACAAAGACTTTACGGTGTTGCTAAAGCAGATATGGTTGCTTATGCCCTTGACCCTGAACGTGCTATGCCGTTCATTAACCGTCAAGTACAGGCAGCACAATTCGGTGGAGAAGCCGCACGTCAAGGTTTAAACATTGACAGATCTATGGCTGAAACTTACACAGGTATGGGTGTTACACAACAACAAGCCCGTCAAGGTTTTGAACAAGTAGCTGGTGTGTTACCTGTTGCTGAGAAACTTTCACAGATAACTGCTGGTTCTCAACCTGTTGGTGTTGGAGAAGTAACAAGTGCAGTGTTTGGTGGAGCAGGTTCTGCTGCATATAAAAAACAATTACAAGACCTTTCTCAACAAGAACAATCAAGATTTGCTGGTCAAGCAGGCGTAGGTAGAGGTTCTCTATCACGCACTACTTCAGGCCAGTTCTAAAACCTACTAAGCGCACCGGCACTTAGAAGCGTAACCGAAGCCCGGCAGTATGAGCCATCACAGATTCCCCTGTTTGTGTATGTGGCATACGACAACTTAATGAAAGGGAGTGGCTGCAATGGCCAACCAATACGAATACGAAGACGAAACAGAAGAGCAAGATAACGGCCCCGCCGAACTTCGCAAAGCATTAAAGAAAGCACAAAAGGAACGTGAAGCCATTGAGGCTGAACTGAACAAACTGCGTTCTGATATGCGTTCTCGTAGCGTCAAAGATGTATTGGCCTCAAAAGGTGTACCAGATAAACTAGCAAAACTTATTCCTAGTGATGTGGACACACCTGAACAGATTGATGCTTGGTTAAACGAATACAGTGATGTATTTGGTATTAAACAAGAAGAACCTGTTCAACCGTCTGTAGATGAAGAAACCGTAAGAGATAATCAACGTATCAACAATGTGACTTCAACAGCACAAAACCCTTCAGGTGAGCAAACGCAACACCAAAAGGTTATGGCTGCGAAGACCAAAGATGAACTAGATCAACTTCTTTTCGGTCAATCACTCGGGCGATAAATCGCAACTACTATCAACCTTGAAAGAGGTGAACTGAATGCCTACAGAAAATTATACTAGCACTAGCACCGCGTCCTTAGGAACTTCCTTAGTACAGACTGCTTATGACCGCTATGTAGAATTTGCATTACGTGCTATGCCACTTATCCGCGATGTTGCAGATAAGCGTCCAGCACAACAGGCTATGCCAGGTTCATCTGTCGTATTCCAATTATACACAGATCTATCTGCCGTAACCGGAACCTTAACTGAAACTGTTGACCCAGATTCAGTAGCATTAGGTAACACAAGCAACGTAACTGTAACTCTTAACGAATACGGTAACGCTGCAATTGCAACACGTAAATTAGAACTGTTCTCATTGTCTGATGTTGATCCAGCTATTGCTGACATCATCGCATTCAATATGGCAGATTCTATTGACGGATTTGCACAAACTGTGTTACGTCAAGGAAGCAACGTAATTTACTCAGGTGGTGGATCAACAACTACTGGTGTTACCGGTGGTGCTGCATCACAAATCACCTCAGCAAATATCCGTAAGGCTATTGCTAAATTACGTGCAAACAAAGCCGTTCCACGTGTTGGTGAACTATACTGGGTTGGAATACATCCAGAAGTTTCACACGACCTTCGTGCTGAAACAGGCGCAGGTGGATGGCGCGAAGCACACGTTTACAACGAATCAGGTGCTGGCAACCTATGGCCAGGATCAATCGGTGTATACGAAGGTGCAATGTTCGTAGAATCCCCACGTATGTACAACGCTACAGACGGTGGATCAAGCGCAAGAGTATTCCGCACAATCCTTGCTGGAAAGCAAGCTTTGGCTGAAGCTGTTGCTGAAGAACCACACGTAGTGATTGGTCCTGTGACCGATAAGTTAATGCGTTTCCGTCCAATCGGATGGTACGGCGTACTAGGATTTGCTCGCTACCGTGAAGCAGCCTTGTTCCGCATTGAGTCAACCTCAAGCATCAACAACGCCTAATTTAGGCAAAATTGTAGCCCCTGCCTTCGGGTGGGGGTTACACCTTTAAGGAGAACAATGGCATATTATTTTTTACCACCTACTGTTGAAGAAGGCCCTGCCGGTGGTGGCGCATTGTTTTACCGTTATAAGTTAACTAGGGCTAATAGTGTTTTACAGAGGACTGACGGGTCCTATTATAGTGTTCGTACACCAAGTGTTGATGAGACTCAGAGTGCTCTTTATTATTATCCAGGTGGACACAAGAATTTGATTTCTGATGCAGAACGCACAAGTTTAATTGCTGCCGGTTACGGCGCTTACATAATAGAGGAATAATGACACCAGGTAGATATAATATGAAAGTGTATCAAGGCTCAACTTTTAGCCTTGCACCACAATGGAAAATTGATGGTAACTATGTAAATGTTACAGGTTACACTGCTAATATGGTTGTTCGCAATTCCCCAACTTCTTCCACATCTATTATTACTTTAAGTAGTAGCAATGGTCGTATCACTGTTGGTACAACTAATGGTAAATTTACTTTAAGTATTACTGCGACCGATACCTCAGCTTTAGCTGCTGGTCAATATGTTTACGATCTTGAAGTTACTGCCCCTGATTCTACTGTAACTCGTTTACTTGAAGGTGGCTTCACTGTTTATGAAGGGGTAACTTCTTAATGTCAACAGTTTTTTCTACAGCAGTTGTTGAAATTCCGGTTACTACAACTGTTCTCAATGTTGAGTCAACCCAAACTGAAATTGTTGAACTTGGTCTTATAGGTCCTCAAGGTATTACTGGTGCTGTTGGTAGCACTGGTGCTACTGGCGCTACAGGAGTTACTGGACCTACAGGTCCTACCGGTTCTACCGGTGATACTGGTTCTATTGGTCCTACCGGATCTAC